CAGGTGCAGCTTTTGCTGTAATTCCGGCCTTGCCGTTAAGCCAATTCCGTGCTTTCTCCTCGGTGGAGAAGGTACCCTCTTCCTTCCAACGACCGTCAACTGCCTCCATAATGGTGCCTTCAATGGCATGTGATTTAAAGGATATGCTTTCGCCCTTTGTTTCCAAGTCGTCGGCAGGCTCTCCGAACTTGACCTTCTTAAGCCATATGGCACGCCAGTAGTTAACGCCACGAACTCTTTTCCTTCCGTAGAAACCGAAGCCCACATAGGGTGCCACATCGGAGCTGGAAGCTATAATTTCCTTTGTTCCAATCGCTGTGTCTACCACAGCCCCTTCGGTGTTACCTAGCAGGTCAACCTTTGCATAGTCAGGCAGATCGTCATGCTCAAGGGTGACTTTGCCGGACTTGAAAGAGTTGTCCTCCTCGGCGACGACATCATCTGCAAATAGCTTTATGTCGTTTTTTTCTATGGTTATATCCGCCTTGATAGCCTTAGCCAGAACACGGCCTCCGGAATAGCTGATAACAGAGGTTTCTTCATTTTCGGTGGCCAAAGCATAGACAGGATATTTAAGCCCTATCTTAGACATTTAATCCCCTCCTATAATTTTTTTGGTCTCTTCAATTACTATCCGCTCCATTTCATCAGTAGCCTTTTGCTTAACCTGATTAACAGCCGGACGAATAAACGGTTTCTTCTTCTGCTTGCTGGAGCCGCTCTCCATGACCCGGGCCTTCAGCTGGTTCGGAACGCCTTTTTTATCGTAACCGTCAAAACCGATCTTTGCGGACCAATCTCCCTCGCTGTCCCGTCTGATGGGGGTAATACCCAGTGAGTTTAAGGTGCCCTGAAGGTCAATCAGACATTCTCCATTTCTGCGCAGGACGCTGCGGTAGAGCGTTTTGTTAATCCGGAACTTCGTCAGCTGACTCAGAGCGGAGACTACCTGTTCATTGATAACCACTATGTCTATAATGCGCCTTTATATGTGCAGCGCGATGAGAACGGCCGACTGGATCTGACGGATTATGCGCGTTCTCATATGGACGAGTGTTGCCTGGTCTTCGACATGAAGATCACCAGCAAAGTCGGAGAGGATTATCATACTGCCTGTTTCCTGAACCGGGAAGACAGCAATATAACCTTTGAACTGAAATTCCATAACGGATATCAGAATGCTCCGCAGGAACGCCAGGTGGCGATGCGGAAGAAGCAGCAGGAAGAGGAAATTGCCATCCGAAAGCAGATGACAGACGATCCGGAGCAGTGTATGGAATTGTTGCTTGAATGGCGCGGAATGAAATATACCGATCTTGGCGATGAGATTGACCGGGATCCCAAGACGATCAGCCGCACCGTGAAGGGAACGACTGCACCTAAAGTCGAGACAGCCGCTCTGATTTGTTTCGGTATGCATCTGCCACCGTCCATCAGCTTCAAACTCATGGAAGTGCTGGGATGTCCGCTCAGTCCGATCAATCCGGCGCATCAGTGGATCAGCGAGGCATTATATGTGAAATACCCGGAGCCTATATGGGCGATCAGAGATTACCTTGCTCCTTACGGAGTGGAAATTTAAAATATTTTTCATCAAAAAACGGACATGCCGTGTCCGGTTGTGGCGCTCATCACATTGTGGTGGGCGTTTTTTTGATTATCAAAATCAATCCGTGAATATACGAATATGTAAAATTAAGAATTTTATATTGACGAATAGGTAAAATCGTATTATTATAATGATGTAAAATTCAAAGGAGGAGAATGAGATGAGCCAAGAGTTTAATAAAAACATAATGTTTGACAATATAACCTTTATGCTGAAAGAGCTGGGAAAGAAAATCGGTGAATTGGAATCAGAAGCTGGCGTCAGTCCCGGTTATATTTCCAGAACAAGTAAAGAAGGTAATACCAAGCCGGGCATTGATTTTATCATGAAGGCAGCGGAGGCATTGAATGTCAGTGTTGATACCCTGCTTCGTGTAGATATGTCGAGCCTGACGCCGACAGAGCAGTATCTTATCACTTTCCTGGAAAAGCTGGTAAAGGATACACTCGATGATAAACTGGACTGGCAGACGGAAACGGCGGGGTATCTTAATAATCGGCTTGAGACAGATATGAATGGATACTGCGCTCATCCACTCTTCAGTATGGAGACATTTTACGAGCAAGGTGAAACCGAGTATCCGGATGAAGTAACAAGACTGGTTTTCACATCGCGGTCTTATGACGTTCATACCTATATTGACGGAGACTGTTATAACCTTCGAATGAAGAATGGCACCGTTCTGTATATAATGAAGATCTGCAAGAGCGTATATAGGACCGGAGATCCCGATGCCCATGCCATAGAGATTTGGATGTGTCCGAGAAGAAGCGAGAATCAATTCCTCTGCAGCACAAAGGATACTGAAGAAATCGCTGGGCTGATCGAGAACCTGTATGCAGTTGTTAGCGAAAACGCACGGCATCCGAAAGTCAAGAAGGATATCAAGAACGTGATCGATGCTTTCCTTAATGATGATATGGAAGACGATGAAGATCCGGACGAGATGCCTTTTATGTAAGGAGGGGTGCGTGTGGTGAAACGACCGATCCGGGATCTGCACAGTGACCGACAGACTCCTCCGAGATTCTGTGATGTCGTAGTTGAAGGGGATAAGGTTTATCTGGAACAGAAGAAGGACAAAAACAAATATGTAAAGATATCCTGGGATGATGTTGTCTACCAGGTCGAGGCAGCGAAAGCCGCCAGTAAGTAAAAGAAACTACCGCAAGTAGTCCCGTAACCAACCGAGGAACTGACCGCCGGAGTTATCTATTTAAGCCAAAAGGCTAAGTAGGTAACTCCGGCTTTTTGCGTTTTACGGGGCATTTTTGACCGGACATGACGTGTCCGTTTTCAAAAAAATTTCCATGATATAACGACCGTAGGTCGCTGACAAAGCGGCGGAGCAGCACCACTCTCCGGGGGTTGATTTTTCCGGTAAGAAGTAGGGGCGATGCTCCAAACAAGGTATCAACCGCACTACGGTTATACATAGACACATTTAAATCTCATTAGTCCGAGATGGCCATTAGGACGATGGGATGCATAGAGAGTCCAGGCAGCGGTGATAAAGACCGCTCCGGAAACGAAGATGCACCCACCGTTGATTTCCTGCGCCCATTTTCGGATTTTCAGGAGTCTGTGGCCATCTTCACCACAGGCTCTTTCTGCGTTCCATCGTCCGTGACCGAGGACGGAAAGGAACGCAGAAATGAAATTAGAGATTCGTTACGACAACACTGTCCAGACCATAAATCTGGACGCAGAGGCAACCGAGCAGCTTTGGATCAGCCTTGCACTTGAAGGTGAGGGTCTTACCCAGGCGCAGCGGGAAAAGATGATCCAGGACGAATGGAATGAGCAGTACAACAAGCCGGAGTATAACTCCTGGCACAAGTTTGACCGCCATCGCGGCTACAGCAAGGCGCAGGCCGGGAAAGACGAAAACGAGGATGATGTCGATACGTCAGAGCCGCTGATGAAGGAAGTGGCGGATGACCGCATCTTCCGGAAGGACGAGATCGAGCGTGACCGCCGGGAAAGCTACGAAGCCATCTGCCAGTGGGTGCGGAAGGTCCTGGCGAAGAAGCCGAAATGGGCGGACGCCTTTATTGCGGTACGCATGGACGGCGTGTCTGTAAATGACCATGCAGCCGATATCGGCGTGTCGGACGCCAGCATCGTTTCCAAGTGGCTGGCGAGGGCGGAGAAAAAATTGAAGGAAAATTACCCGAACCGTCAGATTTGACCTCCTGCCGGGGCTGCCCATTAGAGGCGTGGCCTCGGCAAATCTTATATGAAGGAGGCAGTTGATATGTCAAACAAACCGAAAGACCGGACATACAGGCCGCTCGTTTACATCTGCAGCCCGCTGTCCGGCGATGTAACAGGCAACACCGAAAGGGCGAGGAAGTTCTGCAGGTTTGCCCTGGAAAAAGGGCAGATCCCGCTTGCTCCCCACCTGCTGTTTCCGCAGTTCATGAATGACGAAGATCCTGCGGAGCGGGAACTTGCCATATTCATGGATGTGGTGCTGCTCGGAAAGTGCAGCGAACTGTGGGTTTTCGGCGAGACGGTATCCGCCGGGATGCAGGCGGAGATCGAAGTGGCGAAGAAACGCAGACAGCCAATCCGTTATTTCACGAATGATTTTCAGGAGGTGGCGGCATTATGAATGGATTGAAAGCTATTGAGACCGAATACAAAGGATACCGTTTCCGTTCTCGCCTTGAGGCAAGATGGGCAGTTTTCTTTGATGCCTGTGGGGTGAGCTGGGAGTATGAGCCGGAAGGATATGACCTGGGCAACGGCCTTTATTATCTGCCGGATTTCCTGCTGCACGGTGTCACCATAAACCATGCCTTTCACGCAAAAGGGCGGGATCTGTATGTGGAAGTCAAGGGACAGATGACAGAGCGGGATGCTGCGAAGATAAACCGTTTCGCTGAACTCAGACTTCGGGATGATGAGTCCGGCGATCTCGGTGTCCTGGTTGTAGGCAATATCCCTGACGGGGACAACATGGATCAGATTACATGGAATATCGAGGATGACGCTTATGACGACCATCACGGGTGGCCGAACGCTTTTAACTTTGAGACTGTGGACGGCGATTACTTTGCAGCCCATCCCGGTATCGGAAAAGACGGCACCTTCCAGCTGTTCGGAGATGACTCCACATATTTCTGGGATATGGACAAGTGGGCTACCGAGAGAGCATACCGCACAGCAAGGCAGGTGCGTTTTGAACATGGCGAGACGCCGAAAGTCAGGAGGTACAGATAATGAGGGATCTTGCTATCGCCTACGGCAACAACCGTCAGGCAAAGAAATGGGTCAACAAGACCATACGGTTCGATGATCTGAAGGAGCGGCTCAAGGTGACCATACGCACTACGGAGTCCGCCGAAGAATACGCAAAGATGTCAAAGGCGCAGAGGGACGCCGCAAAAGACCACGGCGGCTTTGTCGCGGGTGTCCTGATTGGTGGTCGCCGCAAGGTCGAGACTGTGGAGAAACGATCCATGATCGCTCTCGACGGCGACCGCATTACAAAGGAGTTTCTGGATAACTATGAAACGATCTGTCCGTATACGTCCGTGCTTTATACCACGCACAGCCATACGGATGAGAATCCGAGAGCAAGGCTTGTGTTCCCGCTGACCCGGGATTTGAGTCCGGAGGAGTTCGTTGCTGTATCCAGGTATCTGGCGCAGATGCTCGGGATCGATTTTTTTGATGAATGCAGCTATCAGCCTAATCAGCTGATGTACTGGCCGTCCTCTCCGCAGAACGGCGTATTCGTATATAAGGAAACGGACGGCGGCTGGCTGAACCCGGACGATATTCTGTCCGCACATCCGGAATGGACGGATCCGACAAGGCTGCCGACCTCATCCCGTGAGAGCAAGGCAAATACGACCGCGCAGCAGAAAGTGCAGGATCCGCTGGCGAAGGACGGCACGGTCGGTCTGTTCAACAGGGTATTCTTCCCTGTCAGCCGCGCACATGAAACTTTTCTCTCGGATGTGTATGAGCCTACGGACAACGAAAACCGCTGGCATCTGATCGAGTCGCACAGCATGGCAGGTGTGGAGATCAAGGATGATAAATTCGTTTATTCCCACCATGCGAAAGACCCGGCATATCTGAAACTCTGCAACGCCTTTGATATCGTCCGCATCCACAAGTTCGGCGATCTGGACGACAAGGCTTCCTTCCGCGCAATGTGCGATTTTGCCATGCAGCAGGACGAGGTGAAGGTCGCGGCGGCAAACGAGAGGCTTGCGGAGGCGGAGACGGATTTTGCCGATGCCGGGGACGATGACTGGAAGAAGAAACTGCAGCGCAACAAGAACGGCATCCTGGAAAACTCCCTCCATAACATCCGCCTGATCATGGAAAACGATGCGTACATGAAAAACATCCGCTTTAATCAGCTGGTGGACGGCATGGAGATCTGCGGAGAGGTTCCTTGGAAACATCCGGCGAAGTTCTGGCGGGATGCGGATGATGCACAGCTTATCTGCTATATCGATGCCTGCTACGGCAGTTTCTCGGCAAGGAACTACGACATTGCCGTGACCAAAGCCGCTGATGACCGTTCCTACCATCCCATCAAAGAGTATTTCGAGTCACTGCCTGTCTGGGACGAGATACCGAGAGTGGATACGGTGCTGATCGACTATCTCGGAGCGCAGGACAATGAGTATGTCCGGGCGGTGACGCGCAAGGCGCTCTGTGCCGCCTATATGCGAATCTACCATCCCGGCATCAAGTTCGATTACATTACCGTGCTGAACGGCGAACAGGGCATCGGCAAGAGTACTCTGATCGCCAAACTCGGTATGGAGTGGTTTGCGGACAGCCTGACCCTTTCGGACATGAACGATAAGACGGCGGCGGAGAAGCTGCAGGGCTACTGGATCCATGAGATCGGTGAAATGGCGGGCATGCGTAAAGCTGACCTTGAGAAGGTCAAAGCATTTGTATCCCGCTGCGATGACAAGTACCGCGCATCCTTCGGCAGAAGGGTTACTCCCCATCCGAGGCAGTGCATCTTTTTTGGCACCACCAACAGCGAGAACGGCTATCTGCGTGACATCACAGGCAACCGCCGCTTCTGGAACGTGCGTGTTCCGGGTACAGGCAGGATGAAGCCCTGGGATCTTACACAGGAGGTAGTCGACCAGATATGGGCGGAGGTCATCGTCCTTGCTGATGCCGGAGAGGACCTGTTCTTAAGCTACGAACTGGAGGAGTTTGCCAAAAAAGAACAGTCCGAGGCAATGGAGCGAGATGACCGAGAAGGGCTTGTTGCCCGTTACCTTGATATGCTCCTGCCGGAAACCTGGGATACGATGGACGTCTTTCAGCGCCGTGAGTATGTCCAGGACCCGGACGGTCCCCTCAATGTAAAAGGGGCGGTACGCCGCGAAACGGTCACCAATATTGAGATATGGTGTGAATGCTTTGGCAAGGCGAAGGAGGACATCAGACCGTCTGACAGCTATGCTATCGCATCCATCATGACAAGGTTCGGAGAGTGGGAGCGGACAACGAGATCGGGGAGACTCCCCATCTACGGAAAGCAGCGCGTCTATCAGCGCAGATGAGCGGAACAAGGCGGTGGAACAACCGTACAACCGGAACACGTCAGTTGTGCCTGTTCCACCGTAAAACCTATTGAATACAGGCAGAAACGGAGCAAATCGGAACAACGGAACATCTTTTTCTATATAGTACAAAACAAAACAAAAATATAAAGAAAAAACGTATCACGACACGCATTTTTGCACGCGTAAGGAAATTTTGCGGCTGTTGTTCCATCCGGGCGGAGGTAATTGAAATGATCAGAGAAATCGTAGGCAGCGAATTCATGGACTGCCGGAAAGTGCAGGATATCTGCCAGAAACAAGGATTATCAAAATACGCCGTCAGACGCATGAAGCGTGAAGAGGGCATAAAGACAGTGGAGGTTGACAATGGCGATGGAGAGAAAATATGGCTCTGGTTCGATCCGGGGCAGGTCTGGGAGAAATACGGTGAATGAAAAGCATATCGAAAAGAAACTGGTTGAGGCAGTCAGGCATTCCGGCGGCCTTGCACCGAAGTTCGTATCTCCGGGATGGGATGGCGTGCCTGACCGCATCATCCTCCTCCCTTCCGGACGCATGGCTTTTGCGGAATTGAAAAGTCCCGGTAAAAAGATGCGTCCCCTGCAGGTCAGGAGAAAACAGCAGCTGGAGGGCATGGGCTTTAAAGTCTACTGCATCGACAGCACGGAGCAGATCGGAGGAGTCATTGATGAGATACGAGGCACATGATTATCAGAAATATGCTACAGACTTCATCCTGACACATCCGATAGCTGCGGTATTCCTGGAGATGGGGCTTGGCAAGAGCGTGATCACGCTGACGGCGCTGTTTGACCTTATCCTGGATCAGTTCCTTATTCGTAAAGTACTGGTGATAGCTCCGCTGCGAGTGGCGAGGGACACCTGGCCTTCGGAAATAAGGAAGTGGGACCATCTGTCGGGACTGACCTTTTCTGTTGCGGTCGGAAGCGAAACAGAACGGAAAGCTGCCCTTATGCAGACAGCGGATATTTACATCATCAACCGTGAAAACGTGGACTGGCTTATCACGAAGAGCGGCATTCCCTTTGACTTCGATATGGTGGTCATCGATGAACTGTCGTCCTTCAAGTCCTGGCAGGCAAAGCGGTTTAAGAGCCTCTTAAAAGCACGACCGAAGATAAAGCGTATCGTAGGGCTGACCGGAACACCGAGCAGCAACGGCCTGATGGATCTGTGGGCGGAGTTCCGTATCCTTGACCTCGGACAGAGGCTTGGAAGATACATATCGCATTACCGCAGCGCCTACTTTACACCGGACAAGCGGAATGCGGAGGTTATCTTCAGCTATAAGCCGCTGCCCGGAGCGGAGCAGCAGATTTATGACAGGATATCCGACATCACAATCTCCATGAAGTCCTGCGACTATCTGAAACTGCCGGAATGCGTGATAAACGAAGTTCCGGTCGTGATGGATGACAAGGAAATGGCTGTCTATGACCAGTTCCGAGAAGATATGGTCGCAAAACTTAAGGATACAGAAATCGATGCAGCCAATGCGGCAGTCCTTTCGGGGAAACTCCTGCAGATGGCGAACGGAGCTGTTTACGATGAGGAGAAAAACAGCCATCTCATCCATGAGCGCAAGCTGGATGCCCTGGAAGACCTGATCGAGGGTGCAAACGGAAAACCCGTCCTCATTGCCTACTGGTATCAGCATGATGCCGACCGCATAAAGGCAAGGTTCCCGGTCAGGGAGATAAAGACATCAAAGGATATCGAAGATTGGAATGCGGGAAAGATTTCTGTTGCAATCATACATCCGGCGTCTGCCGGACACGGGCTTAACCTTCAGTCAGGCGGTTCCACACTCATATGGTTCGGACTTACATGGAGTCTGGAACTATATCAGCAGACGAACGCAAGGCTCCATCGCCAGGGTCAGACGGACACGGTCGTTATCCATCACATCATTGCGAAGGGTACGATCGATGAACAGGTCATGGCCGCACTCCGCAAAAAGGAGAAAACCCAGGATGCCCTTATCGATGCGGTCAGGGCAAACCTGGAGGTGAGGCGATGAATGACCCTTATGAAAATCTCGCCCAGGCGGTGATCCTGCAGGCGGTCAAGGATTACCGCACGGCGAGAAAGAAACTGAAATACCATCCGAAGAACAAAGACGCGAAGCTCATGATAGAGGATTGTGAGAGGTTCTTTCGTTCCGACTGGTTTGGAGTGCTGACATCAGTCGATGGTCAGATGCTCCTGAAAAAATTACAGGAGGAAGAACTATCATGACAGCAAAAGAATACTTACGGCAGGCGTACCGCCTGGATCAGAAGATAAGCAGTGACCTGGAGGAAATGGCATCCTTGCGGGAGATGGCGGCAAGCGTGTCATCCCCGCAGTTTACCGAACGGGTACAGACTTCGAGAAATACGGATGCTCCGTTCGTTCGGTGCATAGAGAAAATCATGGATCTGGAGCATCGCATCAATCAGGAAGTTGACCTGCTTGTAGATTTGAAGGATGATATACGTGCGGTCATTACCACGGTTGAGGACACAGATGAGCGCATGGTTCTCAAGTACAGATATGTCCATAACTATACCTGGGAGCAGATCGGCAACGAACTTCACGCTGATTCGAGAACGGTGCGTAGGTGGCATGGGAAGGCTCTGACACATGTGATTTTGCCGGAGAATCCAATCACGATTTGAAATGTGCCCGAAATGTCCACCTTTGTCCTGAGATGCCCATCTGCCATCTATGTTATAGTATAATCAGCAAAAAGTAAGATGAACCGAGCCTCGGAGGAGCGATCCTTCCGGGGCTTTTCTTCGTGTGCCCGGCATGGGCGCAATCTAACGGGTGAAAGTCCCAAACCCGCCCGG